AATTGATTTAAAATCTGTTCTCTACTTTTTTTCAAACCCCAGAATTACCATAACGATGGCTTCACATGTTGCACCCACAACAACACCAGTTCCTGTTCCAGCTCAAGAAATTAACAAATTCATTTGTGGAGCCGGGCTCATAGGAAAATTAATGAAACCACCTCCCAACACCGATATTAGAACGCTAAGCCTTACTGAGGCATATGATAAGATTAATAAAATTGTAATTGATTCCTACTTTACAAGTATGCGGATTGGATTCTGTAGTTTCACTAACAAAATTTACGATGAAGATGATATTTTCTGTAGGTTGCTAAGAGGTTGTGCGAACACTCATCGTCTTCCAGGAGGATGGATACAGGTTTCAAGTGAAGCAGAACATTTTATAGAGTGCTGTTCTATGATTCATAATATAATGAACAAATTGTTTCCAGTTGGTTTTACTGACCTTCCAGAATACGTTAAGGTACCTAGAAGTAGTAAAAGTAAGGATGACCAAATTCTATTGAGTGATGGAAATATAACTAAAAACTCTGCTATTTGGCGTTCTAAAAGTAGGGATTGTCTTCATATTAAAGTGCAGTTTGGAGAACCACAAGAAAGATTTGAAAAGTCAGTTTCTCTCAAGACTCTAATGTATGTTAATAATATAAAGAGTATAAGTCTCAATCCTCGGGTTTATGGTGAAGAGTATATCTCACAGCAGCCAGAAAACACACAGAGAATATTCGCATTTTTCAACCAGAAATACCGCGATTTCCTTGCCGAAAAAATAATTCCAGAATTTGAGAAAGAGAAGATTCCTTTCACTTTGGAATATAAAGAGTTTGACTTTAGTGAGCCAGCAATCTACTAAACCTCAACATCAACTTCAAAATTGAATCTAGAAATTTATTTTTTATTTATTTAATTTGCCTAAACACAAATCGACTTCTATTGAAAAATGAAGGTTTCACCTATTCAGCAATATCACTATGACACTCCTCCAGAGACTCAAGTGGAGAAAGAAACACTAACTCCTTTTCAGAGACTGTCAATTAATACATTTTTCCTGGGACTAAGTGATGAAGAAAGGAAGGAAATTGTAAAACAATATCATAATGGAAGACTAGTTGACCGCGTCTATATTCAAGATTACCTACTTGAAGACTCTCCAGATTACATAAAAAATGATACTCCAGAAGTTAAACGTAGGTTTTTGGGACAACAGTTCAACTGTAATTGTAGTGATTGTGATGGTCCAGATACGACAAGAGCATGTCTCGTTGAAAGTGCGTTCTATGAAAAAACAGGAATAGAGACACCAGATGAACTTGTTAGTAGGCGTTCAAGTCAAAATACTACACCGGTCTCCCCTCTATCACTTTCTATTTCTTCGTGTGATTCAGTTCCTACTACCGCAGCAGCGGATGATTATGAAGAGCCGGACTGTCTTTCTCTAGAGGAACGTTCAGTAAGTATTAAATCGAGAGTTTCACTTACATACGAAGATATAAAAAGAATGTTGGAGACCGAAGTTAATTTGTAATGGAATTCTTGAGGAATTTAATTAATTAAGTGCATTAAGGCATCAATATCCCAGCGATATTTATCGCATATCATTCTCAGTAGTTTTAAATTTTGCGCCCTAATTATATTTTTTATATCTCCCGATAGATTTTCGTTAATGTCTATATTCATCTTCTATACTATTCTAAGGTAGTTATATTGGTTTTCATTTAATAAAAAAAGATTTCAATTTTTAATAATTATTGATAATTGATAATTATTGATAATTAATATTTACTGGGCTTCAATTTCTTCGCGTTTTCCAAGATATTTAGGAGCTTCCAAGTTATAGCTGAATACATTATCGTTTTCATCTAGGAGATACTGAACTCCACGGATGAGTTCTAGATGAACACATAGGTATTCCTCTTCATTATATACAACTTCTTTCTTCTTACGCCCTCGTTTGCCCTTTTCTTTTCCAGAGAATGTAGGGTCATCGATGCGACCATGAGGTAGTCGTTTCATATGACTCAAACAGAATTCTTCTCCATTACGCCTACTTCTAGTGCACTGCTGACCGTCAATCTTACGACCTAGACACTGCAAGTCCTTAGGTAGGCTCCTACGATTTCTACGTTTAATACCCATTTTTACACCAATTTTTGAAACATCGTCCAAATATTTTCCCACGAAATCTTCCTTTGATACTCCAATATCTTTAGCTACTTTTCCTAGTAGATTAATAACTTCTTCTTTAATGACTTTAAATAGTTCATTAGGAGCTTGAGGCTTAATAGTAATATTATCGAAATCACCATCGGTTTCACTAACTGCGCAACCCAAGACACCACCACCGCCACCAAAATGCATGTGTTTATCACCTAGTGTTGCCATCTCTGTTCTTAAGTATTGTTAAATAAAATGTTTTTAAAATTTTATATCAATTTTGAAAATATTATAAAAATAAGGGCTTAAAGAATTATTGTGGATGACAAGGGATTTCTCCATCTACTTCTGGCTCAATTCCAGGATTATATTCACCCTGTATATCTTCGTATTCACGACTACTATTATTTCTTGAATTGTTATTATTGTTTTCTTGTCGTATCTTATTAATCTTATTAGACAAATCAATAGAAAAATCATTATTCATTTTTTCCATCATTTTAATACAGCCCTCCATACCTCTTCCATTACTTCCACCATCCATTTCTTCGCCTGAATTTTTCTTTGTTAAAAGGCGCCTTAGATAGCTTTTGCGTTCATCACTTATATATTCAGGAAATACTACATCAAATTCAATATATAGGTCTCCTCTATATCCACTATCATTAATAGGCATTCCCTCTCCTCGTATTTTATAAACTGTATTTGGTTTTATAATATCGCTAGTTTTCACAGTAAAATTACGTTTATCAATTGTATTAAACTGCAATTGAGCTCCACATAAGGCATCTATAAGTGAAATTGGTTTCTTTAATACTAGGTCATTATCAAGTCTAGTATAATATTTGTTCGTTTTTTGTAGTAATACGATTATTAAATTTCCCTGAAGGTCATAATCTGGATGCTGATTACCCATATTTTCTAAGACAATCTTTTCATTTACTTTGGTGTTTGGTTTTATTTTAATATTTACTTTTCTTTGAATGGATTCAACACGTTTTCCATCGCATTTTCTACAGTTTTCACCATCCTTAATGTATTTCCCTTTTCCACTACACTTATAACAAGTAGTCTGTGATTGAGAAATCATGTTTCCCATTTGTCTTATTTGAGTTATAATTCCATTACCGTCACACTGACTACATTTAATTACACTATTAGCACTTTTCCCACCACATCCATTACATTCACTACATACCTGGGTTAAATCTATTATAGAAGCTACTTTATTACACATATAAAAGTCATCAAGTGGTATTTCTATTTTTTGAACTTTATCTGGACATTTCTTAACTACCTTTCTAGTTCTCCCGTTTGAAAATCTTCCTCCACCAGTTCCTCCAAAAATATCATTAAACATATCAAATGGATTACCATTAAAGTTCATTCCACCCATTCCTCCTGCTGCGATTCCTGATTTACCAAACTGGTCGTAATTACGTCTTTTTTCAGGGTCACTAAGTATTTCATTAGCTTGTGATATTTCTTTAAATTTTTCTTCGGCTTCGGCCTTAGAAGCCTCACTATCGCTCTTAATACGGTCAGGATGATACTTCATCGCTAGTTTCCTATAGGCTTTTTTGATTTCAGTTTCGCTAGCATTTCTTGAAACACCTAATTTTTCATATAATTCATTATCTTGTAAGCCATTACTTGAATTCATCTATTTATATAGTCCAATATATGCTTAAATATATTTTCTTTTTCGTAATCGACCCTATTAGAAAACTTATCAAATATTTTTATACGTTCAGTTGAATCTAATACAATTTCACAAATGTATTTATTGAAATCTCTAACAAGTTCAGTTGAAAATACCAGATAGAATAGGTGTCGCATAGTATCAGTATTTGAATAATTTAGGTAATCTTCATATACTTCATAACAAATGTCTAGTATTAGAGCAATTCTATATAATTCATCACATTTTTTTATAACATCACCGCTTGAAATGTAATCTTTTAAACATGAATACTCGAATTTATCAAGTTTTATATAGTTAACAAAGTTTAATAGGGATTTTCTATTTCGTAAATCATTTTCATATGTTTTGTAATACTTGGACATGTCCATTATTCATTTTAGAAGACAAAATTTCTAGTATACTACCGAAGAAGTCATTATAACAACTATATTTTTCATTATTTAACATAAATTTAAACTCCTGGATACTAGAAATGAAGATGTTTGAACTAGCCGAATAGCCTAGAGCCAAAACATTATTCATTACACGCTTTTTTGAACGGTCTTCTATATAGTCTTCAAAATCATCGCTTATTTGATACAAACGACCAAAAACCTTACCCATTTCTATAAAGCAATTACAATCTTCTAGTAATTCATTTTCATTATAACAATCACAATCTCTAGGATTGTTAAAATCTCCTGGATTATTACTTAATTTAAATGCTAAATATCCAAATACAAATGATAAGGAAAATAAAGTTGATGTTTTTAAGCAAAGCATATCACATTTTTCTATTGAATTTTTACCATTAATAGTTTTACAAGTTAGGTCTATATATTGCCCTATGGCAGTATCTTGAATAATATCAATTATTACAGATATTATACCATTAAACTTAACTAAATGTTGGTATACAAGTTTTATTGAATAAAGTATAAATTTATTAGCTAAAATTTTAGCATCACCGATTGAATATTTAATATGAAAACAAGGTTTTCCTCTTCTAGTTTTATCGTTGTCCATACAAGGAAGGTCATCTAATAATAGACTAGCTGTATGTAATAATTCAACCGCAATCATGAAATCATTTAAAATTTTATTATTCAATAAAGGAATAGTATTTTTGTTATCGGGATTACTAGAGTTTCCGCAGAGACTAAGAAAGATATTTTCAATTATAAGAGGTCTCAGAGCCTTTCCAGAAAATAAGCAATACTCCGCCATTTCTTGTTCCTGGGTATCACGCAAGCTTTTAATAAAATTACTAATTAATGAATCAATTCTTGTTCTATTAAGAAACATATATTAAGAAAAAACAAATTATTCGGTGTATTTAAACTCTTTTGGATTTTTATGATAATAACTACAGTAGTTAAATTTCATAGCTTGAATACCTGTATTAGCTCCACTTACAGCATCTAAATTAGCTAAGAATCCTGGTATTTTTACAGTTTCACTACTATTGTATAATTCACGTTCAATATTAGGACACTGTGTAGAACTATAGTTGTATTCGCGATTTTCAGGAGTGGGTTCTACACCATATACAGCTTCATAAACATTATCGTTTTTTTCATTTAAAAGCCTACGTTTTTCGCCGGTAGTAATATCGCGACAGTGGAATTTAATGCCTTTTAATCCACCCGATTTATTTTTATTATCATTTGAATGTAATGTTTCTATTTTATATAATGCTGAATGTGGTGGACAAGAGAAATCAACACCTACTCCCTTATTGTTTCTAAGACCTATTTTTCCATCCTTTTTAATTATTTTACCATCTTTTTCAACATAGTCTTCGATGAGTTCAATTTCCTTTGATTTCTTGAGGATTTTGTCATTTTTATCATATGTAAATTGAATGGCATGAATGTCTCCATCATCACCTCGAGGATTTTTGCTATAGGTAAGAACAGCACCATTAAATGGTTTGTTAGTTCTTACGATTTCTTGTTCTCCGGTTTCCTCATTTACTATAAGCTCTTTAACACCTATATTCTGTTTTAATTCACAATCTCCGTCTTTAATACATTTACTTACACCTGTTCCTAAAATGCTTTTGCTTACATCTGTGGGTCCGCGAACATTACTTGTGCTCCACTCAGGTTTTATGCGAGCTTTGTCTAAATCTAGTGTAGCATTATCTAAAACACTAACATCAACTACATATTTTTCAGGATTAGGGATTTTCTTAAATTTAAACCTCTTTACTTTGTGTGATGTAATATCGCATCTTTTGCTAGGTCCTTTTTCACCTCTAGCACCAGGAATTCCTCTAGGTCCTTTTAATCCAGGTTTTCTTATACGATAGTAATAAACTGATACTGTGTATGTAGCAATAGCGCAATTAATTACTATTAAAATAACGAAAATAGGATAAAAGTCGCTAAACATTTGATTATCGGCTAATCCTATAAATTTGTCTTTTAAGAATACTAATAAAAATAGCACAACAAAACTACCGATGAACCCTATTGAGAAGGGTATTTTCCAATCCAAGCTAGTTTCCATAATTGTTCTAATATAACTAAATAAAAAAAATAATGTGATTACAAGCTTTGAAGAGACTTAGGTTTTTCCACAAAACTACTATTCTTAAAATGGTTAAAGTATTGTTCCATATAACGGTCGACTCTTTGATAATTCATAGCTATTAATTGGCATCCCGTATCAAAGAAATTCTGTGGGTTGTAATTTCTAGTGAAGAATGAGTTTTCATCTGGAACAACGAGTGCGAGATTTTCACGCATCTGGATGCGAACATCGCCGGTATTAAGTTTAATATTTTCACTTGCCGATACTTCATCTACAAGAGATTTGTATGATATTTTATGAAAGTCATCTCTATCAATTGAGAAATTAACAATTTCATTTAATTTGCTATTATTTGGAGCAACATTAGTCATTATGATTAATTTACCCATTAGTTCTTTCATTTTAGTATTCAATAGGTCTCCCTTACCATAACTAAATTTACTTGGTAGAAGTTTATTTTTGAAATACTTATATAATGTTTCTTGGATTCTGTCATGACATTTATAGTTTCCATTAGTTTTAAGATTTAATACTAGAATGAATGGGTCATCATAATTGCTTACAAAACCACTTGTGAAAACTGTTTGAGATAGTGCCCTACATAAATTGTCGAAGGTCATGCTGTTGAGTGTTAATTTCCAGTTTCCTTTTTCAAAACCGTTTGAAATTGTGGGGAAAGCATCATCGCTTAGAGTATCATTATATATATCAATAACCATACATCTAGGACCGCATTTTACTGTTTGTTTTACAATACGGTCGCTGGCATATTCTAGTAATTGGTTCTTTGCGAGGTAAGGACGGAAACTTGTTGCTACGAAGAAATTTTTAAGGGGCTTATCTTGTCTTCCTTCCTGAAAGAGATATCTATAGTCAATAGAAGACGCGAGTGCGTATTTATTGAGTTCAATAACCGCACTTCCTACACGGTATGTTTCACTTGTAATATATGTTAAGTTTACGAGAAGATATAAAATAAGAAGTCCTATAATTATATTTCCAATACTTATTTCACTAGAGTATTTACGCATTTTTTCTACAAAACTAATGTTGTTTTTACTACTTTTAGTAGAACTATTAGTAGAACTATTAGTAGAACTTTTAGTAGAATTTGATTTATTATTTTTTTGAATAACTGCTTTTTGAATTTCTGCTATGTCATTTCCTTCTCCTGTTGCTTTTCCAATACTACCTATACCAATACCTTTCTGTGAATTAGAATATGTTCTAGGAGTATTAAAATCATTCATTAATGACATTCCGCCAAGATTATTAATTCCTGAAAAATTAAAATTATTCATACACTTAAAATAATCAACTATTTTTTTTTTATTTTTTATAGCGAGGATACCATCCGGTTTTTTAATTTTTAAATAGGGATTATATATAAATTAAATTAAATTCATCGACGTAAAAAATTATTTTGTGAGTTATATAATACTTCCAAATGACAACTCAAGATTTAGCAAAAGAAGAAATTCTCCAAGAACGTGAAAATCGCTTTGTGCTCTTTCCAATAGATTATCCAGCCATTTTCGAAAAATACAAACAGGCAGTAGCAAGTTTTTGGACTGTAGAAGAAGTAGACCTTTCAAAAGACGGTAATGACTGGGAAGCTCTTACCGAAAACGAGCGTCATTTTATTGAACATGTTTTAGCCTTTTTCGCTGGGAGTGATGGTATTGTTACAGAAAACCTCGCTCAAAGATTTATGAATGATATTCAAATTCAGGAAGCAAAATGCTTTTATGGTTTCCAGATTGCTATGGAAAACATCCATAGTGAAATGTATTCACTTCTTATCGATACTTACATTCGTGATGCCAAGCGTAAGGATGAACTTTTCAACGCTATTGACCGTATTCCTTGTATTAAGAAAAAGGCTGAATGGGCTCTCAAATATATTGAATCTGACGAGGCAACATTTCAGGAGCGCCTTGTAGCATTTGCCGCTGTTGAGGGTATTTTCTTTAGTGGAAGTTTCTGTGCTATTTTCTGGTTGAAGAAACGCGGATTAATGCCAGGCCTTACATTTAGTAATGAACTTATTTCTCGCGATGAGGGTCTTCACACAGAATTTGCTACAGTAATCTATAGTATGCTCCAAAATAAATTAGATAAATCAAGGCTCCAACAAATTATTACTGATGCCGTAGAAATTGAGAAAGAATTTATTACCGAGAGTATTCCCTGTCGCCTAATTGGTATGAACGCTGAACTCATGAGTAAGTATATTGAATTTGTAGCAGACCGTCTCTTGGTTCAGTTAGGAAATGATAAGCATTACAACTCAGAGAATCCATTTCAGTTTATGGAGATGATTTCTATGGAGGGAAAAACCAATTTCTTTGAAAAGAGAGTTGCTGATTACTCAAAGGCAAATGTCTCAGCTAGTAATACAGTTGAAAATAACGAACTTTCATTCGATAACGAAGACTTCTAAATTTTTATTTATTTATTTATTTATTAATTTATTAATAGCTTTCCAACTTTGCCTTTTGAAATTTATTTAGTTTTTGAATAAGATTATTTCTTGATAAAAGCCTTCCTTTTTTAGTTCCTCTAACGTATTTAACATTAATGCGTTTTTCACGAGCATACTCTCGTAATTGCTTATTTGTGTAATCAGAGAATCTATAATTAACGGTGCATGCTATTCCCTGTCCGGGCGGAGGGCGTTGTCCTCGTAAAACACTTTTGTAGCAAATACCATAAGGATTTGTACCTTTTCCGCGAACTTTCATTAGACAACTACAATACTTACGCCCTTTAAGTGTAAGGCGAATATCCTTTACCTTATTTTTCTTTACTGTGCTTGCCTTCATTATGCAGTATATAATATATAATTAAAATAATAATAATAATCTAGAAATAAAGAATTTAAAATCCGTATTTACTACTATAACTACCATATGGTTTAGCGGAATAATAACTATCTAATTTTTTATTAGGTGTTGGAAATCCTAATCCTTTAAAATTTTGAAGAGGAATATTTGTATTTACTCTAGGGGCTTTGCTTGTATTAACTGAGCTTGCCTGTCCTGCTAGTCTATTAACTTTACGAGTGCATTTTTTATTTACACACTCAAGATTACTATTTTTACAATCTTTAGTAGCATTACACTTTTTCCCTTCTCTTTTTAGTATTTCATCACAAATACCAGTAAGATACTGGTCTCTTATTGCTTTTTTACAAAGAGGTTTATTTTCGGTTGAAGTAGTAATACATTCGGTGTCTCTTACGCAACTTTCACCCTGTTTGCGAGATTTTGGTTGGGATTTTACAGGAGTTGGGCTACAATTAGCTGTTAATTGTTTGCGAACAAAAATACCATTTTGGTTTGGATGAAAATTTAATAGAGCACCTGTTTTACTAAATAAATATTCCATTAATTGTTGTTGTTCTTTTATGTCTCTTAACTGTTCTGTTATTTCTCTGTCGTATTGGTCTTGAGCACAAGGGGATTTATAATCAAGTGTAGTAAACCCTTCAAGATTTAATAATCCTCCAAATACAGTATCGCCACTATATTTAATTCTATTATCTTCATCTTCATTTGTGTTTGCTAAACTTTTAAAATCTACTGGACGAACACTATTATTATTATTATTATTATTATTATTATTATTATTATTATTATTATT